GGGGGTGTCATCCCACTCAGCGGCCGACATGGCAAGGTAGCGCCGGACTACGTAGAGGATGACCCTCCGGCTGCGGCTGGCAGGCTGATCACTGGCGCTATCCCACCGCCGCTCCCGGCTTCCGGGCTAACCACCTCTTGCTGCATCCAGTTGAAAAACGCCACCCGTACCCGCAGGGGGAGGGCCATGATCTGATTCTTGGTCGGGTGTCCCGAGCACAGCTTGCTGAACGCCTCGGCCATCCCCTCCATCATCGTCATCATGGAGGTCACCGGCAGTTCCTTCAGCGCCGCCGCGAACTTGTCCGGGTCCTGGTCCTTGCTGCTCAGGTCGTCAATCATCTTGCGAGTCTGGGCATCCAGCCTGGCCGCGTCGGTGGACAGGTTGCGCACGTCCTCAAGAAACACGCCGATCGCCTGGTCAGACGGTTCCTTGATCGTCCCCTTGGCCGTCGATAGCTCGCGTGGCCAGCCCTTGGGCACGTGGCCGTCCTTGTCCCGGCCGGTGAAATCCCAGTCCAGCGGCTCAACTACGTCGCCCGCGTTGAATGTCGCCATAGCTCTCCTGCCTGCTAGTTATCCGGCTGGATAATTAGCTCGTGGCCACCGCCGTGAGGTCGGTCCAGGAGATCTGGTTGAACGGGCAGATCGCGTTCAGCGTCAGCGGGTAGAGCCGCTGCTGAGCCGCCCGCCGGTAGGCCGTCTGCACCTGGCCCGCGCTCATGACGTTCGGGATGTTCAGGACCCGAGCGTAACCCTGCTGATTCTTGCCGATCACCGCGAGCGCCATCTGCTGGAAGTTGGTGGACAGGGTGAGCACCGACTTGCCCGGCTGGCCCGCACCGGCCGGGGTGACGGCGATCGTGCCGCCGTTGCCCCACGCCAGGTTTACGTTGCCCAGCGTCTCTTCCGACAGCGAGCAGGTGACCTGCAAGGTGGCCGTGCTCACCGCCACGATCACAGGCGTGGGCTGCTCTTCCACGTAGAGATCCTGGGTGGACGGGTTGAACGTGACGGTCAGCCCGGCCTCGGTCGCGCCGACATAGGCCCACCCGAGCCCGGTCCACGCCGTGGCAACACCGAGGTTCTGGTCTGACGGCGTAGCCGTCCCCGGGATCGCGGTGAACAGGATGCCGATCCCGTACAGCACGTTCTGGGTGTTGTAGTTCGGCGGGGTGTAGACAAGCGGTGGCCCTGGCATGGCGTTAGCTCACTTCCTGCTCGATCTCCATGCCCGCGTCTCCCGCCGCCGTGGTCAGCGCGGCGGACATGCTGGCTGGAACGTCACTGAAATCGGTGCCCACGGTGACGCCCCCGTGGGTGATCGTGGTCCCCTCCGGGGCGATGACCTTCATGCGGACGGTGCCGCCCGCAGCGGCGGCGGCATCACGCTTGGCCAGCAGGGCACCCAGCGCGGCCTCTTCCTCGGGGGTCAGGCCGCCAGCCGGGGCTTCCGGTGCAGGGGCCGGTGGTGGCGCAGCAGGGGGAGCCGCTGGTGTGCTGTCGGGCTCAGTCATGTCGGGCTCCTACGGCTGGATCGGGATGAGGGAGTAGGCGCGAACGGCCAGCGTGGTGGTCGTGGTGAAGTCGATCACGATGCACCCCTGGGCGGCGGCCACAAGCGCCTGGGTGTTGATGTCCCCGGTGTAGGTCACCGAGGGGGACTGGATGTTGTAGGTGGCCGGGGACCACGGACCCAGCCAGCCGGAGGTGTTGGCGGCGATCGTGTACTGCATCGTGGTGGCCGGGAGCACCTGGCCGGTGCTGCCCACCAGGTCCCCCACAAGCACCTGAGTGACGCCCGCCAGGGTGGCTCCGCAGGCGTAGCCGAGAATCACGTTGCCGGACGGGTTGGGGACCATCACACCGAGCGCGGTGCCCCACGCGGTGATCGCGGACGGCGAGCCCAGATCGTAGCCAGGCGTCGTGGAGGTCAGCCAGGTGTTGCCGCCCGCACCGAGGTTGAGGGGGATCGGCTGAAGCGTCACCCGTGGTCCAGCGGCCATCTCAGACTCCCGTAACGATCACATAGCTGGTGGTGAACTCGTGCCGCAGGTCCCCCGGATCGACCGGGAGTGGCGTCGGCCCGTTGCCGAGCCGGTTGCACGTGGTGACCCAGACGCCATCGACCTGCACCGGGAAGCTGGCGTGCAGGATCAGGTCATCAAGATCCTGGGCGGCGGCCTCGGCCTCAAAGCCGTCATCGGACGGCCCCCGGAGCCGGATCTGGAAGGCCGCCGCGTCGGTGGCGGGCTCTTCGGTGGTGTAGCCGGGACCGCCGCCCCCGGTGATGAACACGCACTTGTCCGGCTCATCCAGGATCAGCGGGCCAGGGCGCAGCGGGTAGCCCGTCTCTTCGCTGTCATCCCACCCGATGGTGGCGAGCCAGTCGATGATCACCTTGGTCTGGGCCACGGTCACGGCAGCCTCCGGGGCGGCGGCAGGCCCAGCCGCCCACGGGCGGTGTTGTGCCAGTAGATCCAGCCCTTCAGCCGGTCAGGCAGCGTGGCGAACCGCCAGCGGTTCTTTTGCCGTAGCTCGGCCGCGTTCAGCCGGTGCACCTTCGGCGGCCGGTCGTAGACCAGCACGCCACCCCGGCTGACCTCCGGGTGGCCGGAGCGGCACAGGTCCACGAACTCCCACGGGGCCTGCAACTCCACCTCATCGGACAGGTGCTCCATGGAGTGACGCATCCCGCGCTCGCCGCCGTCATCCAGGTAGCTGCCCGCCACCGACTGCACGTAGTCAAAGGCGTGCGCCAGCAGCGGCTCCGTCAGGTAGTAGGCGTGGCCGCCGCGAGGGTGTCTCAAATCAAGACGCTCATGCTGGTAGTGGGCGTAGACCTGATCGACGGTGACGCTGCCCACCAGCCGTCCCTCCCGGCAGTGGGTCTGCTCGCGGAGGATGGCCAGCCGCTCCCGGAAGTCGCCGCCCATCACACGTACTCCGTGTAGGCGCTGTAGTCCCAGATCGTCGGGTGGGCCATCTCCGGCGGCACGTCGGAGTGCAGCACCCCGCCCGCGACGGTGGTGTTGGAGTCCTCCCCGGTGAAGATGTCCGGGATGCGGTTGATCACGTGGCCGCTGATCGCACCGCCGATGCCCTGCGCCTGCTGGCTCGGTGGGTAGATGGCCAGGTTGATCTTGCCGTCCCGCACGTCCTGAAGCATCTTCATCGCTTCGGTGTACTTCAGCCACACCGGGTGAGTGGCCCCGATGTCCTTGCTCTTCATGTAGTAGGTGGTGGCGTAGAACACCGCGATATCGAGCGTGAGCGAGCTAAGCACCGGGGGCGGGGTGACCGGGGGAGAGGACGCATCCCAGATCTGGCCGGAGTAGATGCTGACCCGATCGCTGGCCTCGGTGAGCGCCAGGGTCAGTTGCGCATCCGATAGCTGGGCGGCCGTGCCGGTTCCGCTGTCAGTGCCCGACAGCGCCAGCTTCAGGTCCGCTTCGGTGGCGTACAGGACCGGGGCCGGGGTGGTCAATTGCTGATCCCCTCCCGCCCCACGTCATCCTGGCCCTGCACGTAGGCCCGCAGGTTGGCCGCCCCGATCGCCACGTAGAGAAGCTGCGGGCCGGTGGTACCCGCCGATGAGTCAGCGAACACCACTGACCCCTTCGGCAGGTACGCGCCCGGCCCGTAGCTGCCAGCGGCCGGAGCGGCGTAACTGCCGGTGCCCAGCCGCAACCCTGTGGATGAATCCAGGGTGAAGGCCCCCGCCGTAAGCGTGACGCTGGACGTGACGACGAACCTGGCGAGCGCCATCAGAACCCGTATCCCGGCGCGGGTGGCACCTGTTCCAGACCGAACTGGCCACCCAGCGTGAGGGTGACCGCTAGCTGGCCGAACGTCACGCCGGTCAGGTGGGACTTGGCCGCCGCGCTGACCGGGATGGAGGTGGCCGAGCCGGTGGCGGTGACGGTCAGGATCTCGGTGGCCAGCCCGGTGTCATAGGCCAGCACCATCCCGCCCGTGAAACTGGCCCCGCCGGAGGCCACCGTGATCGCTGTCCCGCCAGCGGCCAGGGGTGCACTTGCGGTTCCGGTCGGGGCCTGGGTGCCGACCGAGTGCGGCCACTCACACCCGTTGCAGCGGATCAGCGTGCCGCCGTCGATCTGGACCATGTACCGCCCGGTCTTGCACCGCAGGCACGTCAGGAAGATCCGGGTCGGCGTTGCGACAGCCATAGCTCACCCCGTTACGCCCGTGCCGGGCTTGATGTCCATCGGCCCCTGGCTCATGACGTTCTCCTGGCCAGGGCTCGGATCGGCCGTCTCCGGCACCGTGATCGTCTGAATGTGCGATGCGCCGGGCGGGTCGGCCCGTGCCCCGGTGAAGTCGCCGGGCGGGTTGACCAGTCCCTTGCGCAGCGGGCCGGACATCTGCGCCGGGGCGATCCGTGGCAGCGGGTCGCCGGACTGAGTGGCGGGCCTGATCGCCGGGGTGCGCAGCCGCATGAAGTTGCGGGCCTGCTCTTCGGTGAGTTCCACGATCTCGCCGGGCTCCACGATGAACGTCCGCTTGTCGTCAGGCTGGCCCGGCATACGCGGCATCGGGACGCTCAGGTTGATGAGCGCCTGGAACTTCTTGCGGGCTTCAGGCATCAGACCCCCGACAGCAGGCAGATCGAGAGCGGCTGGTCCAGGCCGATCGCGCTGGACCGCTGGACATCGGAGCGCCACGTCTTGCGGGGCTCGTCGCGGTAGAGCGGCCCGGCGATGAACGGCAGTTCGTCGGCGTAGAAGCCCGCCCGCTGGCGCTGCATCACGATCGCGTTGCCCGCTGGCACCTGGCGGCTGATCATCACGTCCAGGTTGAAGATCTTTTGCGGGAGCACGCCCGTGTAGAGCAGGTTTTCCGACGCGATGTCACCGATGTAGGGAGCGGCGAAGGTGCTGCTCTGAAGCAGGGTGTTC